GGACACAAAGTATATTAGCAGCAGCATCTTCTTATGTTAATGACCACTTAACTATGAAGTTTAGAAAACAAGTAGAAGCAGAAATGGGTATTAAACTACCTCCTATGGGAGAACCAATACCAGGTGAGATAGAGAAGAAGATATCTGACCTTGTAGCTGAAGCAGCATCAAGAGTTACACAAAAAGCTATACAAGATGCAGAAATGGAAAGACAAATGGCACAGCAGCAAGACCCTCTACTAATTATGAAAGAAAGAGAGATAGCTGCGAAAGAAGCAGAAGTACAAAGAAAGTCTATGGGTGACCAAGCTAGATTCCAGTTAGCTGCACAAAAACAACAAGCTGACCAAAATCTAAAAGCAGCAGAGTTGCAAATAGAAAAAGAAAAAGCAGATAGTGAATCTGATATAGAAGCTGCTAAACTTGGTATTCAACTTGCTAGCGAAGTGCAAAAACAAGAAGATGCTAGCAAAAAGCAAACAATAGACGATGTTAAAACAATTATTGACACAACTAAAGAAATAGTTCAAGATAGCGATTAGTATGTCAAATGATATCACTGAGCAAGCAAGAGAAGTTTCTCTTTCTGAGTTTTTAAAAAAACGCTTGAGAGATATTATGAATGAACATGCTGACCATATAGCAACTGGTAGTTGTAAAGATTTACCAGAATATAAAAAGCTATGTGGAGTTATCGAGGGTTTAGCTCTCGCAGAACGAGAAGTGTTGGACTGGGTAGAACAACATAATCGAATGTAAGGAACTCAACTCCTATAAGTTGTGCAAGTATGAGTGAAGTAAAAATAGAAAAAGAAGCTATCAATAAACCAGAAGTGGCAGATAATGTTAAGAAACAATTACCTGACCCAGTGGGTTACAAGCTTCTTATCGCTATGCCAGATGCAGAAGAAAAAACTAAAGGTGGCATATTAAAAGCTTCTCAAACTTTAAGAGATGAAGAAGTAAGTAATATCTGTGGCTATGTTATTGAACTAGGACCAGATGCTTACAAAGATGAAGGAAAATTTCCTAATGGACCTTATTGTAAAAAAGGAGATTGGGTTATATTTCGTTCTTATTCAGGCACTCGCATGAAAGTATATGGGCAAGAGTTTCGTTTAATTAATGATGACACTGTGGAAGCAGTTGTTGAAGACCCAACAGGAGTAGTAAGAGCATGAGTAATCAAAGTGTAGAGACTTCGATTCAAACAGAATTTGTACCTGATGCTGAGGGCAAAATAGAACCTCAGACTAGCGAAGATAAATTTTTCGGTGTGAAAACAGAAATAAATAAAGAAGACCAGACCGAAGATTTAAATGTAGAAGTTGTTGAGGAGCAAGAAGCAGAAGCAGAAGAACCTGAACAACAATCACAAAAATCAGAGCCAGAAGCTAAAGAAGAGCCTGTAACAGATGAACAACTAGACCAAGAAATATCTGATTATAGCAAGAGAGCTGGTGACCGAATAAATAAAATTAAGTACGAGTATCACGAAGAGAAAAGACAAAGAGAAGAAGCAGTAAAGCAATTAAAATCTATTCTTACTGAAAACCAAAGACTACAGAAAATGGTTGAAGAAGGTGGTAAGTATTTAAATCAACAAGCTACTAACAATGCACTTTTTGCAAGACAAGAAGCAGAAGCTGCATTTAAAAAAGCATATGATGAAGGTGATGCAGAAGCCATGACAAAAGCACAGTCAAGGATTGCACAAGCAACTATTGCTGAACAACAAGCACCTACATATGCACAGAATGTACAGGCACAGATTTCTCAACAAATTCCACAGCAACCACAACAACCAGTTATGGATGCTGATATGGAAGCATGGTCAAGAAATAATTCTTGGTTTATGGGTAATGAACCTGTACAAAGAGAAATGACATCTTATGCTTTGCATGTAGATGAAACATTAAGGAACAAGGGAATATCTGCTGAAAATAATCCTAAGCAGTATTATGATTCAGTGGATGCAGAGATGCGTTTAAAATTCCCAAACTATTTTGGTGTAACTCAGCAAGAGCCACAAGTAATTGTTGAAGAAGTACCAGAAGAAAAACGACAACCTTCAAATGTTGTCGCACCTGCAACGAGGAATAGCGGGTCTAATAATAATCCTCGCAGCGTTAAATTGACTAGGACACAAGTTAAGCTAGCACGACAACTTGGAATAACTCCTGAAAAATACGCTAATCAACTTTTAAAGGATAAAGCATGAGTGAAGAAAAAAACTTAAATGAATCAAACGATATCCAAGAGCAAGTAAAAGCTCAAGATGTGCGTACCCCTAGAGGGTCTGATGACCGAGAGGTAACTCAACGAGTAGAAAGTTGGGATAATCCCTCCAATTTACCTAACCCTGACCCACAACCAGGTTGGGTTTTTAGATATATCAGAACTGCCACTTTAGGCAATCCTGATAATCCAAATGTCTCTAAAAAATTTAGAGAGGGTTGGATTCCCTGCAAAGCAGAGGACCATCCTGAATTACATATTCACATGATGGACTATAAATCTGACTGGGCGGAAAAGGGCAATATAGAAATTGGTGGACAATTATTATGTAAGATGCCAAAAGAAAAAGCGGAAGCTAGAGATGCACACTTTAGAAATGTAGCATCCAATCAAATGGAATCTGTAGATAATGTATATTTTAAGGACCAAGATTCAAGAATGGCTACCAAACAAGTTTTTGAAAGAAAATCAAAAACAACCTTTGGCAGAGATTCTTAATCTTTAATTTTGTTAATTTAATCATTTTAAGGAGATAAAATGGCAGCAAGTGCAGCACCTCATGGTGCAAGACCTGTAGGGTCTCTAGTATCTTGTGCGTATAATGCAAAGATTTCTCACTATAAAATTAAAAACAATTATGGCACAGCCATATTTTATGGTGACTTTGTAAAGTGGGCGGATGATAATCCAAACACAACTATACAAAAAGATACAGGAACATCCTCTTTAACACCTATTGGTGTTTTCTTAGGAGTTTCTTATACAGACCCAGTATCAGGTGAATTTCGACAAGACAATCAATATCCTGCTTCAACAGCAGCAGATGATATTATTGCTTATGTTGCATCAGACCCATTCTTAGTAATGCAGATGCAATCAGATGAATCGCTTGACCAAGACGACTTGGGCAAGAATGTAGGAGTTATACAAACTGCTGGTTCTACAGTTTTTGGTGTTAGTAAAAACGCCATTGATGGTAGTACAGCAGCAACAACTAATACACTACCTTTAAAGATTATCGATTTTGTCGATGGTCCAGATAGTGCTATTGGTGATAGTAAAACCGATGTATTGGTTATGTTCAATGTTGGACATCAACTACTTAACACAACAGGTATAGGATAGGGGTGTATTATGGCAGCTATTTCAAGAGCTAATCAATTAAAACAACTTCTTCCAGGTTTAAATGCCTTGTTTGGAGATGAGTATAATAACTATGAAAATGAGCATGAGCAGATTTATGTAAGTGAAAACTCAGAAAGGTCTTTTGAAGAAGAGTTGAAACTTTCAGGATTTGCAGCAGCTCCAGTAAAAGATGAAGGTGCTTCAGTATCTTATGATGTCGCACAAGAATCTTTTGTTGCTCGTTATTCACATGAAACTATTGCTTTAGGCTTTAGTATCACAGAAGAAGCTATGGAGGATAACCTCTATGTTTCACTATCTGCTAGATACACAAAAGCTTTAGCAAGAGCTATGGCTTACACAAAGCAAGTCAAAGCAGCGTTTCCATTGAATAATGGATTTAGTAATTCTTTCCAATCTGGAGATGGGGTAAACCTATTTACAGCAAGTGGTGATGGAGTTACAGGCGGTGATGGACACCCATTGGTTAATGGCGGTAGCAACTCTAACAGACCAGTTACAGGTGCTGATTTAAATGAAACATCTTTAGAAGATGCAGTAATTCAAATCGGTAAATGGGTCGATGAAAGAGGTCTTAAAATCGCAGCAAGACCAAGAAAGTTAATTGTTCCATCTGACTTACAGTTTGTTGCAACTCGACTATTAGAGAGTGAATACAGACCAAGTTCTGCTGACAATGATATTAATGCAATTAGAAACAATGGTGTCATTCCAGAAGGTTATTCAGTTAATCATTATTTAACTGATACAAATGCCTTCTTCTTGACTACTGATGTTCCTGATGGCATGAAGCATTTTGTCAGAAGTCCTATGGTAACAAGCATGGATGGAGACTTTGACACTGGTAATGTTAGATACAAAGCTAGAGAAAGATATTCCTTTGGAGTATCTGACCCACTTGGTATCTTTGGTTCACCAGGTTCAAGTTAATATTTTAGGGGAGCTTTTGCTCCCCTTTTTTTAGTATCTAGGGATTTTTTTTAACCTATCTATCGACTGCCCTAGCAGACAAGCCAAGACGATAGATTTTTTTCCCAAGGAGGGAACATGGCAAATACTTCTTTTAATGGACCAGTAAGGT